TTAGATAGTGGGTAACTTGTCCTCCCCTATAATGTTAAGGGTGTGAGTCAGTACGCCGTATACAGTTACATCATCCAGCGCGTCGCCTTCTATCGCTTCACCATCTTCAGTTATCAATGCCGCCCCGTATAGCTTTGCAAACTCGTTCCTGTTATGCATTCTAACCAGTAGCGTATCGCCCTGCTCTGGCCTAATGGCAACATTAATGACAGCCCAGCCACATGACGTTTCTATTACCCTGCAGTTCCCATCAATTCCGCATAACAGATCTATGGTTAAACGTTGCTCCTGATAATCCATTGCCGGTGAAGGAAAACCCATCAGAAAACCCTCCCCATATTACGCAAGATCCAGTAACGATTATCGCTTCCATCCGTTGTCTTATCAGCAAAGTCTGGTTGGTATCTCTTAATCCATGCATTGGCATCTTCCTGGCTGAAATGCCAGTGCCTCTCCTGCAGTTCAGCGATGAATTTATCTGTATGCAGGCAGAGATAGCCCTTCGGGTTTTTCTGTATGGCTGCAATAAAAGCAGCACGAATATCTGGTTGACGAGGCATGAACGTACCCTCATTCGCTTATTGACTGTATGCATATACAGTAGTATTTTTATGTTCACAGATCAAGTCAGCACGAGGATGGAGAGTAATGTTCGTTGAGCTGGTTTATGACAAGCGTAATGTTGAGGGGCTCGAAGGGGCCAGAGAGATCATACTGGCCGAGCTGACGAAGCGGGTGCACCAGATTTTTCCTGATGCCGAAGTGAAGGTGAAGCCGATGCAGGCAAACGGCTTGAATAGCGATGCCAGCAAAAGCGATCGGGAAAAACTGAACCGCATGCTGGAGGAAATGTTTGAAGAGTCCGATATGTGGCTGGTCTCAGAGTTCCCGACTGTTCGCCAGGTTGGCCTGTAGATATTGTTCGGGTAATATTCCCGGAGTTTGCTCGGGCATGAACACTGAGCAACCAGCCGCCGCCCATTCTTGCATACGATGGGAGGCGGCTTACTCAACTTCCAGACTGCAACGCTTCGACCTGTTTCTTTAAATCTTCAATTTGATCCATTAAAGCCAGAATAGCTTCATGGTGAAGCGCTGCTGAAGCGCCGGTAACATCGACCGATAAGGTTTTCTCAACTACCGTTCCGTCTTTAAGCTCAGTACGTCCGCCCTCAAATACTGCCGTGGGTATGACTTCCATAAGTTCCTGCGCAATAAATCCCTGACCCGCCGGCGCATCATCAAGGCGGTCCCAGGTATATCCGTGCATCATGCGCATTTTCTCAAGCGGGTTTTCTATGACCTTTATATTAGTCTTGATGTCTTTATCGGAATTGCTCAGCCATGAACCGGCATTCGCAACGGCATTACCTGATAACTGGAAATCCCATGAAACGTTACGTGACGCAGTATCGATACCCATGATTACGTTACTGACCTCATAATCGCCTGAGGTGTTGTACTGCATGATGACATAACCATCTGATGCGGGACGCCTGAACATCAGTCCGGAGCCATTCTTCACACCAGCGCCAGGGTTAAACACATTAAGTTCAACCGTGCTTCCGAGTTGTGGGTCAACTTTGAAAAGTTGCTTTCTGATACCGCTACTGTTTTCAGTTGCCAGATCTCCCAAACCGAGGTTTGTGCGAGCGCCTGATGCAGTTGTCGAACCGGTCCCGCCCTGGTTAACAGGTACGGCACCGCCAGTCTTCGTCGCCATATTGTCAGACAGATATTTCCATGACGGGCCGGTGAATGTCGTGCCGTCTGGCAGTTTCACCGTAATGTTTCCAGCTACACTGAAAACCTGCTGCCAGTTCTGTTTGTCGTAATTCAGTCCACGCAGCGCTTCAGTACTTTGCGTCACCAGCGCGGCAGTAACCATGTTCAGCGCCACACGGGGAACCGCTGACCAGGAAGCACCGGATTGTGTTGGCCCGGTGAAATTACTGACCAGCGTCAGCTGGGTATTACTGTCGACTGATTTCACTGGCAGCGAATACGGAACGCCGCCCACAGTTGAGACAATGAAATCACCAGCGGCCAGTTCTGAGGTGAATGAAGTTCCGGTACCGCCGACAACAGCGGACCCGTTCGTCAGGGTGATGGTGCCTGCTGACATAATGGACTCCTGAATTTAGATATTAAAAAACCCGCCGGGGCGGGTTATCAGTAAATGGCATCAATGATGGGGATAGAAAGGCTTGTCAGCCGTCGTCCTACCACACTGTACTGCGATGTCCATGAAGCGGCATTTCTTCCCCTCCCGGCACGCACCAGATTTCCATTACGGATAAGGCCCGCCCATTTCAGGTAGTCCCAACCGGTGTAGACCTCGCTGTTATAACCATAACGACCAAGCAGTATCATGCGATCTCCGATATCGGTATTTCCCCATGATGGCGCGTAGGTCTGGTTCCGATAAACAAACGGCCTTCGCGTAGTGGAGAACACGCAGACGCCACCTTTTATGATATTCAGGCCTCTTCCCGGTGTCGGGCTTACGCCACTGGCAAAAATAGCAATCTGCATGGTAACAGTCGCATCCTGATCGAGACCCGCATGGTCTATTGTCGCAATAATATTCGAGCCGTCGAATTCGATGGTGACGTTATCAGCACTCCATTTCGCAAACACCAGATAGCGATCGCGTGAGATATTTGTCGTCGGAGTGGCCCATCTCCCGGTAAAGGTGACGGTGCCACGCCAGACGCAGTAGCCTGACATCGTGGCATCGGTGATTGAGAGGAAATCCGTGCTGTCTTGAATCAGCAGCCCTCTCCCGGACGAGGCCGGGAGGATTTGCCAGATCGAGGCATCAAAGGTTTTTTTCTGGTTCCAGTTATCACTCCACCATGTATTCATGGTGATGGTATTACCTGATACGGTAAATCCATCCAGCATGCCGATCGTGGGAATAAGGTTTGTACCCCTGTTAAGTTTGTAAACGGTATTGCGCGGGATAACGACGATCTGGCTGCCATCCACGCGCTGATTAATCGTGTACTGGTTAACATCCCATGCTTCGCTGACGTTCTGGCAAAATGAAGGGCAACGAAGACCGGCAGTAATCTCCATTGCAGGTCCGCCATCATCATAGGGAATTCGTAATCCTTTTGGCATAGTTACCACTCTCCAAGAACGATCAGGTTACCTCCGCCAAGGTCAATTTTCACACCCTTCCCGTCAATGGTGATGCCATTACCGTTCCCGGTGAACGCGAAGTTGCCGCTGGAGGCATATAGCGCGCCGTGCAGCTCACAGTTCCCTGATTTATCAATGTTCCACCCCGCGCCACCAGGGCCCGCCACATAGTTTGATGATCGGATGTAATTACCAATCTTCGCGTTAGTAATGCTGCCGTCCTGGATAAAGGCATCACGGATGAACACCTGGCCGTTATAGACAAAAAATGCGGCCTGGTAATTTCCCGGATCGCTTCCCGAGTAGATACCAAACTTGTCAGCAGCAAAGACCACTGTGGATTTATAAGACCCGCCAGATGGCTCAATCGACATTCCGAAACCAGTGTTGTACTTCACGCCATTACGGATAATCCCCAGGTTCAGGGTGTATGAGGCTTTCGCCGTTCCGTCACTGTTTACTTCAGCCGTCATTTTTTGATTAACAGCAGAGGTCAGAGAGTTCAGGTCGTTATTAATATCACCGATGGACGCCTGCACGTAGGTGGACAGGTCCGCAAGTCCTTTATCCACATCGGCAATAGTCGTTTTTACTACCAGGATATCGGCGCGCACTTCGCCATACTGCTGGTACTGATGTTCAACCGTTCCGTGATTAGCCAGGGCATTCTGCATGGCTGCTTCGAGGTTGGTGTCCACGCCTTCAGAAACATTTTTGAAAGCATCAGAGTCACGCACGGCATCATCAATAATGTCGATCAGCTCCCCGGTTTCCGTCTGGCACAGCGCGGCCACCTGGATGAAGGCTGATGTACCGAATGCATTGATGGTCCTGATGTACCAGTAATAGGTATGTCCATTTTTCAGGTTGTGGCTTGTCCACGTCGTGCCAATACCCGCGCGCGTGGCTCCGGCCTCCACGGTCGCCGTATCTGTGTTGGCTAGCGGCTGCTCGCCGGACGTCCAGAAATCGAACTGGGTAGAAACATTCGTGACGGCTGCCAGGCGGGGAATAAGCATCACTGCAAAGAAAGCCTGCTCAACAGTGACTCCAGTAGGCGGTGGCGGTGCCTGAATGCTGAATTCAAGATATGCCTCTGGCGAAGCTGCCCCCATCTGATTAACTGCGGTGACGTGCGCAGTGTAGGTGTCCTGCAGCAGGCCTGTTAACCGTGTGAACGAGCCGGGAACCTGAGCTGTCAGCATTGGCTGTCCGTTCCTGCGGATCACAACCTGGTTATAGACATACTGCCCGATGTTCTGCCAGGAGAGCACGCCTTGTACAACCTGCCCTATTTCCTCCACTGTGTACTTCAGGTTCTGCGGCTGCGCCACCCCGCCAGGTGGAAGCTGGGTAAACGGCGGCCGCTCGATGGGCTTTCCGATTGCATCACCCCATACTTCAGCAGTCTCCTGCTTCAGCGTAATCTGCACGCCGTTCTGAACACCAAATTTCCAGTCTGTAACGCGCATCTCAACGTTAACGATCCCAAGTGAGGGAAAATTAACTTTTACGTACATACCGGGGCGGTAGCGATACCCACTCAGGTTCAGAGTGAGGTTCATTGTGCGCGAAATGCGGGTCCGCTTAAGCTTGATATCCGCCAGGCGCTGGGCCTGAAATTCAGACGTAACGAAACGCAGCTTTAGATCCTGCGATATCTCCACACCGTCTTCGGTTACCCACTCGCTCACAGATACTGAGGGAAAATCGGCTTCAGAGTATGTCTGTTTTGGATCGACAAACGTTCCGCTGATGGTGTTAACACGCTCTGACTGCGACACCTCAGGCATGATCTCGATATCACCGGCAAGCTGACTCTCGGTAATAACTTCGGTTGCGGGACCATAATATGCGCCAACGAGGATGCCATGCTTACCGGCAATAAAGGTAGGCTCTGCTGCGCCAGCTGTGAGCATCGCTTCAAGAATGCTCGCTTTGTTTTCGCTGAGATCAAATTCTCCGTTCAGCGTGTAGCGTTTTTCCGTCGTGCCGTCGCCGTTTGTCACCAGCTCGTCGCAGATGTTGGCCGCCTCCTGAAACTGATCCCAGTTAATATCAGCATCAGCGACTTTGAGGTAGCTACGGTAATAGTCCAGCACGCACAACGCCAGATTATTGCTGTACTCCGTGCGGCCGGTTCGCGGGTCGTATACTTTCCTGCCCGTCCTCTCAACCTTTACGTTCGGGATGCCGGACGGGAATTTCTCAGCATTGTATTTCAGAGACAGACGCAGCCAGGAAATCCCCTTGCCGATCATGTCATCTTTCCACGACGGGCAATTTGCCAGCATGAAAGGATCTGCTGTCTGGCGGTCGATATGCACTTCATACGTAGCGCTCTCACCATAGGAGCCGATATCGTCATCGCCCAGGTAAATGGTGCCCGTGCCTGATATTGGGTGTCCAGCCAGAGTAATGGCAAGGTGAACCCATTCACCATCAGTCTGCTCGCCAGACTGTTCTTCAGCGAAAAACAGAGTGCCTGCAGATACGGTCCTGCCATAGACAACCGTTTTAGGGCTGGCAGCCGCGCGCAGCACCTGCTTACGTTCAGCAGTGTCCCGGTAAGACCCCAGTGATGGCTTCTTCGTCATCATCTGAGTGGCGACCTGAGCGGCAATGGTGATTGCCATTGCGATAGCGTAGGCTCCATTGGCTGCCGCAGCGCCAGCGGCTACCGTCGCGATGATAGGAATTGCAGCAGGCATCAGCGAACCCTCCACGCACTAAGAGGCTTAATCCGAAGGCAAACCAGCCCCGTTTCTCCAGGCACCCACACTGCACCACCGTAAATTACCCCGGCGCACCGGGTACCTGCGTTTTCCACTACTGCGATATCGCCGCGCTGAGCCATCTTCACCGGCACTTCATCGAGGTATTTAGCCAGCACCTTTTCAAGTGTTCCGCCGCCGCGCAGCAGTGCCTTTTTTGCGCCCGTTTCGCTGTCGTAGGTCCCGCGCCAGCCGTCGGCGAAATTATCCCCGGTCATCGCTTCCGCACAGTCTGCCGCAAACAGGCAGCAGTCATGTTCGCCCCATAAAAAAGGCCGCTTTTCAGCGGCCCTTATCACGGCGATTAATCTGTTATGCCAGTCTGGATGCTTCATGCTTCCTCACGAATAGGTAAACCCTGGCGCATCTTTTTTGCTGCCCCAGTAAATTGAACGTTCTGCCATCTGCGCGACGAAACGAAATATGCGGTCGCCTGGCTGGGTGGCTTGGTGTGACTCGTCGGTATAACGGTCCGGGAAAGGTCGCTGCCAGTCCTCAAAAATATTACTGACTGTGTACTGTAGGGCATTCGTTTCACCCGCCGTTGCCCCGGTGCCGGAAATCTTCCCCTTAAAAATCAGGTCTGCAACCTGAACGACGCCGTTATCATCCATCGCCACCAGATACAGCTCCGCAGGCCTTCCCACACAGCGCTCATTAAGCGTTTTAGCAAACAGCGACATATCCAGCCCTGACAACGTCATCCTGAGCTGCGTCGGGCTTGTTGTGTTGGTTTCGCCCACATCGTCGATGGCGCCCATTGTTCCCATGCCGTAATAGACATAACCGCCCAGCACCAGCGTGCCGGCACCGGAATGCACGTAAGCGGTACCGGACTCAAACTGGACATTGGCCGCCAGCACGGCGGTAACCCTGTCGCGGGATAGCCAGTCCACCATCGAATCAGAAAACGGTGAATACAGCATCAGAAAGCCTCCTCAAACTCCAGCGTGTAGCTGGTAAAAATGCCCGGCACGCGGTTACCTGCCCCCTGCTGGTTATCCTTCAGCTTGAAAATGCCGTATGGCTTAGCAACTTCGATTTTTCCGTTAGCAGGGGGAGAGGTGCGCAGCATAGGCGCAAAAGGAATAACGGCAGTTCCTGCAGCAGTGCTGGTCACATCGGCGGTGACCATCTTCAGCTCGTCATTAACGGTAAAGTAATCACCGGTGCGCAGTACCAGTGTACCTGGTGTCCAGCCCTTACTGCCGAGCTGCGTACCGGTCTGGTTCGCGTCAGAAACAACCGGATTTCCGGCTGGCGCTCTGCCATCCCGGCCCCAGTCGCGAATTTTTACCCTTCCATATTCACCATCGAGCGAGGCCACCAGCGCATCTATACGCCGGGATTTTTCATCGGTGAGATTGTTAAACGTCAGGGAGCAAATCCAGCGGGTACCGGGAAAGCGAACGGTCTGGGAAGCGCCGTTAAAGGGGGAACGAAAGGTTTTGGTATTACTTTCCGGCCGCCACGTCAGCGACGCCGGACATACATCTGCAGGCCATTCAAGCGCAGCCATAGTTACTCCTTACTTAAACGTTTAGCATTCTCCTGGCCGGTCCATTCGTCTGGAAATCCTTTAACGTTTCCTGCCTCGCCAGCTTCGCACCGTCTCTTGCCCCCCGTGCTGCCGCTTCTTCCATTGCCTGTTTAAGCGCGGCGTCGCCATTACCGGAAATGGTAAAATGCTGGGTAATATGGATTTCACCACTTCCCGCCGGTGAGGTTTGCGCCCCGGTTACCCGAACACCGAGCGAACCATCCGCAGAGCGTGTGAGTGGCATGATGGCTTCCGGGCCAGCCTCCCCCATCAGCCCAGCGCCTTTCGCAAAAGCAAAGTATGTCGGTGATCTGACAATGCTGTTACTGTAAGCACTGAGGCTGGCGGAAGCGTAAGCGCCCCCCTTAGCGTTGAGCTGAAGACCTGATGCCGCCGAGTTGTAAGAACCAGACGGTGTGGACCCGCCAGCAGAGCCGCCAAACAATCCGCCCAGGAATCCACCACCGCCCATAGAAGACTGCAGCGAATTGACGATCATCGCGTTCAGGATAATTTTCTGCATGGATGCCAGTACCGATTTTGACCAGTCCTCCCAGTCAACTTTGTTACCGGCCAGCGCTTCAGAAATATTCCCCACCAGCCCAGACATGGTATTGTTCACCAGGTCTGCTGACTGTGAGGCATAATCGGAAGCCGTATCTGCCCAGTTAGCAAAACCCTCCCGCATCCCAGCAGCCCAGTCACTTCTTTGGGCATCAGACGCAGCGTAGAAACCTTCCTGATCGCGTAAGCGTTCATCGAGATAACTTTTATTCAGTGCCAGCTCCTGGCGATACAGTTCCTCAGAGATATCACCGGACTGATACTGGCGCTGAAGGTCAACGTTTTTCTGCTGAAATTCCTCCCTGATACGCAGCATTTCCTGCATACGCTCACGCGTACGGCTCCCCTGCCCGTATCCAGTGAGCTCAGCCTGGTTTGATGCACGCGCGCTGGCGTTGGCATCAGCAAGGTTTGCCTCATACGCTGCCAGTTGCTCACGAATTTTCTGCTGATCAATAAGCGCAGCATTCTGCAACAGGATTTGCTTCTGTGACTCTGTCAGCGTCGCCAGTTCGCCCTGACTCACTTGGTATTTCAGTTTTGCCAGTTCGGTATTTTGACCAGCCAGAGCAATCTGCTCCTTCTGCTGCTTGATCAACTTGTCATACGTATCAACTGTTTTTTCAGCTTCCGATTTACCACGCGGTTTTTTATTGTTATCACGGAGTTGCTGAAGTTTTCTCTCCCCCTCCACTGCAAGATTTATATATTTTTCATATTGCCCGGCAGGAAGATTAAGGTCATCAGCTTCATATGTTGCCTGTTGCCGTACCTTTTCCAGCCCCTGCAGACCATCAAGCACAGCTTTACGCTCCGCTTTAACCATCGCCTGTTGCTGCTTTGTATCAAGCTCTGGCAGAACTGGCCCTGCATACTTGGGCGGTGAAACGGGTGTATATTGCTTAGTTACTTTGTTCAGACGATCATACATTTCCGTCAGGGAGCCAACCGCCCCTGCCATTTCAACGGTTTTATTTATAGCCTCTCCCTGAAGCTTATTTTGATTTGATATTGTCTGATTTAATCTTGAAGTGGTTTCTGCTATATCCCTGGAAATTTTATCGTATTCGCGCTGGTATTTTATTGCATTAATGACATAACCGTTATTGGTGCCATTCTCTACGCCGAACTGTTTAGCTAAGTCTGTATATTGCTTAATAGACGCACTTGCGCTGTCTTGCTGATCTCTTAAATCATTTAATTTCCGCTTTAAAGCATCAATTGAGTCTCCGGCATCAGCTATAGCCCCTTTAATTTGTGCCGGACTCATCTGTTTCGACTTTTCTACTACTTCATCCAAAGTTGATGCGTACTGAATAGCAGATTCGCGTGCTTGCTCCTGTTTTTGATACATGGCGTACCAGGCACCCGCACCAAGCATCAGAATTCCAGGAATACCACCCACAAGGGATAGCAGCCCAGATGCACCGGCTTTAACCAAATTCATAGCCGATGTCATTTTGTTCAGTGCTTCCTGAGAAGTTGCCACAGCACGGTTTGACTGCACAAGCGCGGCATTCGCTGCGATCATCGCTTGGCGCTTCGCAATAGCATTTTGCGTTGCCAGCGCTTCAGCATTGGTATTTTTTGCCAGAGCCAGTTCTGACTGGGCTAGTTGATAGGCGCGTTCAGCGGCCAGAGCATCAGCAGCCGCTTTTCTTTGCGACTGAGTGGCTGATTCTGCGCGAGCAGCTGCCAGGGCAATTTCATTTTTACGGGCTTCAATCAGGTTAGCTGTTTCGCTGCCTAGATCGCTCAACTTACCGCCCAAATACCGGGCACCACCGATAGAAGCTAAAACACCCGCTGCAGCCGCAACTGTATCAATATTGTCAACCACTCCATTCATCACGCTGACCAGAGTAGCTGTCGCTCCGGAGGCTTCATTTGCTCCGCCAACCCAAGCCATAAAGGCATTTTCAATTTTTGTCGTTGCGGCTGAAACGGTCTGCGGCATTGCCTCGAATTCACCGCGCATTGTGCCAAGTTGGCTGATCAGGGCTGGGACAACTTTATCAGCAGTTAGCAGACCTTGATCGGCCATTGCCTTCAGATCTTTACGAGCTACCCCCATCCCTGCGGCAAGAGCACGGATAACCCGATCTCCGTTTTCGTTAACAGAATTGAACTCCTCGCCGCGCAGCACGCCCTGTGCTAACGCCTGACTAAACTGGGTGATTACGGAACTTGCTTCTGCCGTGCTGGCCCCGGAAAGCTTCAGCCCGGTAGAAATGGCCTCGGTAACGTCCAGCACTTGCTGTGAGCTGTAACCATATTCACGCATTGATGCAGCGGAACGCGCAAACAGGCTCGCATTATCAGAGAAGGCGGTGCCGGTTCGTTGACTGATATCCATCAGCGCACGCTGAGATTCCGTAAAATCATCAGATGACTGAGAGGCCTGCTTAAGACGGGCATTAACAGAGCTCCATTCATCGGCCAGTGATATCAGATGACCAGTGGCAAATGCTCCAGCGAATGCCCCTGCCATCCCCAGAGCCGACGCTTTCGCGGTGTTTATCTGACTGGTAACCTCCGCCAGTGCGCGCTGAGTCTCCCGCGACGCAGCCGCCGCCTGACGCCCTCCAGTCTGCATTACCCGATAATAGTCATTACCCATACGTGAAGCTCGGGAAATTTCTGACTGGAATGACTGAGAATTTGCAGAGATTTTGATAATAAGTTCACGGAGTGTCGCCATAATTCACCCATAAAAAAACCCACCATTTGGTGGGTTAGGTTTTAGTGACCAGGTTAAAATTTTGCAGATTTGCTTGCTCTTTTGAGTGAACAAGTGGTTTTTTCTAAATATGTTTCGCCAGTCGCATTACTATAAGTTTTTCTCTGCAGTTCAAGTGTTTCTCGGTTAACAGAAAAGGTTTGTTTAAACGAACTTGATTTTTTTGACCAAGTAACTAACTCAGAACCAAAGGAGGCTTTTTCAGTGAAATTTAAACCACTACCACTACTGGGAGATTGTAGTGATGCAGTTCCATTTCCAGAATCTAAAACTACTTCTAAATCCTGAGCTCTTTTGTCCAGACCAGGACAAGATAAACTTGTAGTTTTTGCATTAGCAGTAAAAACAACACTTGAGAGGATCAGGCCAATAAAGATTATTAATTTTTTCATATACACACTCCATTTGAAGAGATAACAACTTTATCAAAATGAGAGATTGTAGAGAAAATTATTTAATTGAAGCCTCAAGCGCCGCCTCAAGCCCGGCAAACGGGTCTGCCCCTTCTTCATCAGGATCACGCTGCCAGCGCAGCAGCATGTCACTCATCGTGGCTTTTGCGCCCTGAGCATTAAACACAGCCGTTGCAATTTGTGCCGCCTGAATGTCACCCCGGATATCACCAATTGGGCTATGTTTATCAAATTCAGCCCAGAGCCTGAGCTCACTGGCAGACATGATATCCCGAAGCTCTGATAGCGTGCGCCCCATGCGGAGCGCAAGCGACATCAGAAACCGCATGCCGGGCTGTGCTACTTTCCCTCTGCTTCCTTCGGGTCAGTAGTCAGATTAAGAGCCTGTCGCAGCAACCGCGCATGAACAGGGCCATACACCGCTTCAACATCGGCAAAATCATTTTTGCTGAATACCGGTTCACCCTGTTCGTCAAACAAAACGTCAATAAACAGTGTGACATCGGCGCGAAGATTGCGGTGCGCGCGTTCTGACACGGACAATTCACCATCAGTATCACCCGGTTTAATCACGTCCTGCCAGTGCAACCATGCTTCTGCTGATGGTTCCCTGAGCATAATCTTTACTCCATCCCATTCCGGCACTTCAACAGTAACGTGGCGGAATGCGGACTGACGCGACAGCGCGAGCTCCTTAATAGATTTCATCGGTTACTCCTTATGAACCCGGATCAATTTTCTGGGGCTTGCCCTTCAGACGCAGCGAGAATGTGGCGGCCACAACGCTGTTCGTACCTGAGGACCAAGTGTGCTGGCGAACTTCAGCCAGGAACTGGAAGCCGATCCCAGAAGGAAAAATGATTTTGAAACCATATGTGGTGTCATTGTCATACGCATCGCGCAGAGCGTCCTGTGCAGGGTTTGAGTAAAAGTTACCTGACAGAGAGATTTCTGACTGAGCGCCCAGGCCGTTAATGTTTTCCTGTTCTGTAGAACACAGGGTCGTTACGTCGATATCCTGTTTCTGACCGCCAGTGAACTGCACCTCTTTAATGGTGCACTGCAAATCCAGATAGGTAGCTGAACCGACCGTTTCTGGCGTTGCCGGGGCAGAAGTGATCTGAATCTTCGTGCCCTGCGATTTTTCATAAAGTGAGGACATAACTGTCTCCTGAAATAAAAAACCCGCCGGAGCGGGTGGTATGGTTTAGGTCTGGTCAGACGGTGACCTGAAATTCGAGCGTTGCCCGGTGATAGCGCAGATCAGACTCATAGCCCGGCGTTTTCACAATGCTTTCCGGCTTCAGAACCTGCAGAGCATCAAGCGCCATATTCCTGATCGTGCGCGCTTCAGCGATGGTGCTGGAATAGACATCAACCTGCACAGAAACGGCAGATTCAGCCTGACCGCAAAGAACGTCTGCGGCCACGTCGGTAATAATCGAGAAAATTACCCAGGGCGGAGAGACTGAAGGCTTCCCGTCACTGCCGAGTGGGGCAACGTAGGGATAAACCTGCCCTCCGGCCAGCGGCGCCAGCAGAGGATAGAGATCGTCTTCCGTCATTTGCTTAATGCCTCGTCAATGGCCTGGTTCATGCGCCTGATTGCGACCTCCGTCGCCTGCTCCTGGCGCACATCGAACGCGGTACGAATGAACGGGTGCGGCGGCATGTTAACGGTACCCATTTCTACGAATCGCCAGTAAAAGGCGTTTCTCGGGTTATTCGCCTTCATCGTGTTATCGCTGTTCCCGGTACGCGGGTTGACACCACGAATGTGGACACCGGAAGAAATTTCCCCGCGGCGGCGGCTTTTTTGGGTCACCACCACCACGTTTTTTTTCAACTTCCCGGTACGCACGGGAGCGCGGGCGATCACTTCTTGCTTAAGTACTTCGGCTCCGGCGCGAGTGGCATCACGCAGAACCTTATTGTTTTCAGCGCGGCTAAGCGCTTCCAGATCCTTTGCGATGTCATTCAGCCCGGAAAAATCGAGGCTCGTCTCAATCATTTTTCAGCTCCCGTTTTGCAAAGAATTTCCAGGCGAGTGCCGGTCGCATTTGCTACAGGAGGACCAATGATATTTAGCATCTGACCTTTATACGGGCCGCTAAGCACCTCCAGACGAGAAGAGGCGTTCAGCTCTGACCTGAAGCGCATCCAGACGCGAATGGTTGCCTGCGCCGTTTCCGCGCCACCAGACAGCTGCTCTCTGCCGCTGATCCCCTTTACCTCAGCCGGGACCGGGTTGCCACCAGTCCACGATTCAACCGGCTGACCAGATGGATCGCGCGAAGTCGTAAAGGTGAGAATTTTTACCCGGTGCCTGAATCGTCCAGGTTCCATCAGGAGCCCTCCTCAGGTTCAGATTTACCGCGCCAGTTGCGATGAATGAACATCATGCGTTCTGCTGCAGCGTTCTCATATAGCTGTACTTCGCTTTGCGCGGTGCGGTGTTCAAACATGTCAGCAAAGACAAGGAGAACGGCGCCCTTAACGCCTGCAGGAATATCAGCTGCAACTTTCCAAGCTGGTTCATCGCACCAGCGTATGCAGTAGTCAAAAGCGGCCTGGGCGTACAGCGTGATCAGCTCGTCCCTGTCGTCTTCCTCAAACTCAATCTGCTGCTTAAACAGACTGAGATTTATTACATCGAGAACATCTATCGCCATACGTTAAAGGGCGGGTTTCCCCGCCCCCTCCATCATGAGCCAGAAGAGAAGCTGCCCTTGATGATTGCCGCCGGGCGATAGTGCGCCAGCGCCAGGCGCTCTTCGCACAGGATGGTCAGCATGTTTTTCACGAAGTTATCGCGGTCTTCACGGCTGACTTCCACGGTGGCATCCATGCGATCCCACACCTGAGAGGCCATGTCGAAACCGCCCACAGTGAAGGTACCCGCTGCCTGTGCCTTGGTCGGTACCACCGGCAGGCCCCACATGATGTTGCTGGTGAAGGCCTGCGGGCCGCCGAAGAGATAGCGGCCTTCGTTATCTTTCAGCAGCGCAATGTTGTGCCAGTCGCGCGGGTTCAGGACGATACCGGAAGCGCTAAACTCAGACTCGGTCACCTGGTAAATTGCATGAGCGATAATATCTGCGCGGGTGTCACCTGAAACATTCAGCGAGGTGTCATAAGCAGTTGCCACTTTGTTCAGGCCTTCCAGGTTATCCCCGGTGCCGTCGCCGTTCAGCAGCTGATTTTCTTCCTTCAGCGCCAGACCATACATCAGACGACCGTTGACGTATGACTGCAGCATTGGTGCATCGTCCATAACCTGACGTGACGCCTGTACCCAGTGCGCGATGGTCTTCACGTTCGCAGTCTGCTTGCTGAATGTGATATCCGATTCTGGCTTAAGCGCTTTCTCAGCCACCACATCGGCGTTATTGGTAAACACCTTTTCACGCACATATTCCAGAGCGTTGCTGGAAATGCGGCCCTGAGCCAGCAGGTCACGGATGGTCAGGCGGCGCAGGCCAGGCATGATGATGCCAGGCATCTGCATCGGCTGGATCAGTGAGCCAGCAGAATCAGCGTCACTGCCGAGAGACTTATTAAAAGTCTTCGCGTCGAAGGTGCCCTGTTTACCGTCCCATGACTTGATGAGCTCTTCAGCAGCACGTTCAGAGAAGGATTTCTTCTCACCCGGATTTTCAGCACCAGAAGCCAGTTTCTGTTCCAGATCGAAGAGGCGCGTACCGGATTTGGACAGTTCTTCCTGTACTTTTGCCAGGTCGGACTGCAGCTGTTTGGAAACCTGGCCCGTGCTTTCGATTTCAGCTTTCTGCGCATCGAACAGCTGGGTCATTTTCTGCTGGGATTCTTCGATTGCTTTTTGAATGAGAGCGAGTTCAGACATAATTAATTACCTAAATTGGAAGGGAAAGATTTAATGCTCTGAAGCAGAGCGTTGATTTGTGCTTCGTTTCCGTCGCCCTCGGACTCGCTCCGAATCGCTGACTTAAACCGGGCTATTAACCCAACTGCCTGTGATTTGGTGAGCCCGACTGAATCCCTCAGCCAGTTCTCCACATCACGAATTGTTTCAATGCCGTCGACACTTTTCATGGCTGCGATGCCAGCCTGTTCGTTGGCGGGGAAAGTGCAGACGCTGATTTCGCGCAGAGCCTGGATATTCTTAAAAATGCGGCCTGTTGGAATGATGGTGTAATCGTCTTTCGCAACGGAAAAGCCAACCGACATACCTTCAACCGTACCGTGCTGCATTGCCGCTTTCAGGTCGGCGGCACCGCTGTGCCCTGGGGTCAGTTGACCGCGCACATACAGGCCTTTTTCGTCTTCGGCCAGGCTGTCCCATTTACCAACCGGCAGCTCCCACGTCTTGTGGTTGAAAAACATCGCCACTTTGCGGGTCTGGTTCGCCAGTGCGTTCTTAAACGCCCCGGGCAGAATGATGTCGCCATCGGAATCGGTGTTATTGAAAACAGAGGCATAGCCTTCGAAAATCCCCTGCTTCCCGTCACCGGTGAACTTGATTTCTGTCTCGTCGAAGGACAGCGTTTTTACGATTTCAGGCATCACGGCCCCCATAAAAATTAAGCCCCGTCATTACGGGGCTCTTTGTTGGTTCCTAAGTCGGTAATCGGCACATACTGCGCCTGTCGCATCGCCACATCGCCACCAGGCAATGGAGGCATGTTGTCCGTTCGGCGCATTTCGTTGATGGTACGAAGTCCAGACTCTCCCATTGCCTTCATGAACGCGGCACGGGAGGCAGAATCGCCCCTCAGAAGACCATCAAGATTGTGCTCAGCATGAAGGCGGCCAACGTCATTAGACGGGATCAGCCATCGCTGAATGCTGTTTTCCCACCGGGAGATATAGGGCTGCAGCGTGTACTGCAGGAAGCCGAGATTCTGTTGCTCGATACCCGATCCCCAGCTCGTTGACTTCTCAACATCGCCGACAAGGTGAGGCGGTACGCCAAAGAACCGCGCCAGCTCGCTGACCTGGAATTTTCGGGACGCCATCATTTCGGCATCCTGTGGCGTTACGCCAATTGCCGATGTGGAAAAGCCCGCTTCCAGAATCCAGAGGCGTTTTTTTACCGGGCCGCCGGCGATCTCTTTGAAGTTCTCTTCAACCTGCGAGCGTTGCTGTTCAGTCAGCACCTTTTCTCCGGTTGAGAGGATTTGCGGAGACTTGGCGCCATTGGCAAAGAAATCTCGCTGCTGGTCCTCCATCGCAACTGCCACACCTGCCGATTTACAGGCAAAGGCAATGGGTGACAGGCCGACCAGCCCGGTGAATCCGAAGCCTTTAAGGTGAAAAATCTCTCTCTGCGAAAAGTCGGCGTATTCACTGTCGCGTTGATAGCGATAAACCACTTTTTTTCCGACGAGTTTCACATCCATATTGGCAGACTGAAGCGGGAGAAGGCTGATCACGTCACCCGCGCTGTTGCGGTCCACCAGTGCATACGCGTTACCGTAGAAACAGAGCTGCATCGTCATGGCCTCCCTGAATTCCTGGGCGGTCATGTACTGGTTCGGTGAGTAGCGCAGCAGTCGCGCCAGCGGATTGCTCAAACCCACTTTTTTGCGGTTGTCATTCTGGTCAGTTTCGAAGACATCAAGCGGTAAGCATGCCGTGAGCGTTGAAATCAGACTCACGCAGCGCCACACAGTCGAAATTTGCAGTATCCGTTCATCGTTAATGGATGAATCGCCCAGGTGTCCGTGGGCCGAAACAGGCCCCGTCTGTGAGCCCTGATTTGGGGTGACTAAACGCCCGCCGACAAACCAGGACTGCAGCCTTGCCCACCAGCCGTTATTGGTTCGCAGGTCAATCGTGTATTTAGGTTCTTCCATCACATGCTCAGCGGTCGGAAAATGAAGTCGTCGAAGTCACCACCCTGTTCGGTAACTTCCCCATTAGCAGCACCAACGGACATTGTCATTGCGACCATGCCATCAATACGGCCCGTTGCTTTGGACTTATCGAGCTTGCGGTTGCCAGCAGCATCTTTCACCACCACCGCATTCACAGCACACATCGTTAATACGGGGTGCATGCCATGCCTCACACGCCCGTTAAGCATCAGAGACTCCAGCGTGTCTACAGCTGGCCCCATATCCTTAAAGCCCTGGCCGAACTCGACCAGCGGGAGGCTCAGCCCAATGGCATCGGCATCCTTCCTGAACTGGTCAATGCGCCAGCGGTCAAAAGCCATCGACGTAAGGTCGAAATCACCGATAATTTCAGCGATATCCGCAACGACGAATGAGTAATCCACCGAAGCGCCTGGCGTAGTGCGCAGCAGCCCCTCTCTCACCCAAACGTCATAGGGTGCGCGGTCCGTTTTGGTTCGCTCTTCAAGAGTCTTTTGGGGTGTCCAGAAGAAGGGGAAAACATCCCAGACACCATCATCTGCTTCACCAGCGATAACCAGCGCCGTCAAGTCGTTCCTGGCTGACAGATCCAGCCCCGCATACCACTTCCTCGGCGTGTTAACAGGCATCTCCCCGCATAGCTCCCACACGCTGCGGGAGATAAACGGCGAAACGGTTGACACACGCTGATTGAGGTTGAGGTTGCGGAAGGTGTTTTCGAAGCTTGGCATTCGGCCAGCTTTCTCAGCCTGGCGCGCCATGTCTTTTTCTGACCTGAATGTTCCAAGCGCCGGGTTCGCGGCCAGCCAGGTTTCACGTTTACTGATATCGGCGTCTTTTGGCGCTTCGTAAACGTGGCAGACGATGTGCGGGTCTTTCGATCTGACTGCATCGTCAATCCAGATACTCAGCAGGTCAGCATCGTTTGCCGCCTGGGTGCTGATAACGATCAGCAGCGGGTTTTCGTGCGCCCCCTGAGCGGTAGTTATTGCATCGATAAAATCATCCTGCGGCCCCCTTACCTGCCCTGTTTCATCAAGAATCGCCAGAATCGGTGAGAGACCGTGCGTGGTTTTACCTTCAGCGGATAAGGCCTTGTATTCAACGTTACATGGCAAACCAATCAGCTTTTTGCCGCTTGGCGTAATGTGCACAATCTCCTGTAGTTTGGGGTTCAGGTTAACCATCTTCACCGCGAGGTTAAAAACGATGGCAGCCTGTTCCCGGCTGAGTGCACCGCTGACTATCTGCGTGTTCTGTACTGCTTCTGGTCCAACCAGGTGAGCCAGCAGGATTCCGGCAATTAAACCTGTCTTGCCGTTTTTTCGGGCAAGACTAAGAATAGCCATATCAGTTCCGGCTGGATTGTCGTAAAGATCCAGGATGAACTCTTTCTGGAAGGGGTCCAGCCGCATTGGCTGGCCGATAAGCTTGCCTTCAGGCACGATGCAAAAGCGCTCAATGAACGCTATTACACGCTCACCTCGTGTCATAGTCTTTTATCCGTGCTTGGGAAAGGCGATCAGGTTATCGTCCTGGTCCTGATGCGTATTTTTCGTATTTCGTGCATCACGATCATTCTGATTGCGTTTTTTCTGGTCTCGGCTTTCACCGTTGGTTGCGTGGGAATGGATCTGCAGGTCACGGCGCTGAGCCAGGATAGTTCGCTGCAGCTCAACAATCTGCTTGCGAAGGTCTTTGATTATCCCTTCGTCTCGCCCCTCTCCGCGAATGCGCTCTTCTTTGCGTAAATCCTTGCGTAAAACGGTGATATAGAGCTGGTTATTTGCCAGTTCTACAGCTGCCAGAAGGTCGGCTGGGGTCCAGCTGTCCAGAGCTTTTGATCTGATATTGTCATGCCAGAATGGTTCGGCTTTTTTTTCCAAACCTGCATGGGACGGCGGATCGATGGTGTCCACTGCTGCATTTTTCATGGCCTGAACCGCTGCCGCCGAACTGTCGGAACGGGTTCGTTTATCTGCCATATGTCAACACCTTAAAACTAAAAAAATCGGGTTAGCGTTAAAATCAAACTTTGGCGGCGGTCATTTGGGGCAAAGGTTTTGAAGATTTGATCCCCCCCCTGCCCTTGATGGGATTAATTCTCACTTGCAATGATTGCATTTGAAACGATTTCACTCGTTCATAATCTGCTTTACTTCATCATGCCAGGAGGTCTGTTTATCTACCTGTTCGAGCTTTTGAGCGCATTTCCCGTACTCGGACAATACATGCCCTGAGACGGTCAGTGTCGGTACGTTCTCGCCTACAGTATGGGAGAACTGGATAGACGTAACACGCTTCATCTCTACGCCATCAATCGCCAACTGAACAAACTTACCGTCGCGGTATTCAATGATGAGGTCTTTCATTACGTGCTCCAGTGAGACGCAGGATCGAGCGGGTAGCCGTTGGCATCACAGCCTATTACCGCGCCGCTCTTCTCCATTCTCTGTTTCGTTGAGTCGTGATGCGCTTTGCACAGTGGCTGCCAGTTCTCTTTACTCCAGAACAGGAGCTGTGCTTTCGATATGGCCTGCGGGTTACCTGACTTAAGCGCATCTTTGAGTTTGTGGGGCTCGATATGGTCAACCACCGTTGCCGGGGTAATGCGCCCCTGCTGCTCGCACATCACACATAGTGGGTGCTGCTGCAGGAAACGCAGACGGGCCTTATCCCATCGGCTGCCATATACGCGGGGCTCTTTGTTCATGCCAGCCTCCATGCGCGGCGGCGTTCTGTCCTCGGCTCGTTATCAGGGTGACGCTCAACCGTCGGCATGTCAGCGTGATCCACCAGCGAGTAACACGGATAAATCACCCGGCCACCGAATGACTCACCGACGGCGTAATCAGCTGCCAGCGTTTTATTCCATGCGTTAAGCATACGCGCCAGCCTGCCCTGAGGAGGGCTGTAACATACGCCGTGAATCAGTTTGCTAAGAACAAGGTAATCAGCGTTTACTCTGTCTGCTTCCACCAGCATTCCAGCAATCTCTTTCTGATACTGCGGCGGTCGGCCGGTACCGAGATAGAAGCTCAGCATGTCGTCAGGAAAACGGGTCAGCCAGTCGACCACCAGCTCGGCAAACCAAGGAACGGGCATCGCGTCGTCTTCCAGCACCACTACCCGGCAAGGTTGCTCAGCAGCCCATTCGATAGCGCGACGATGATTCCAGTTCGCGCCATGGTTACCATCGTCAATCAGCAGATGAGCATCCAACATCGTGGCAAGACGTTGTGCATGCCCTATCCGGGAATGATGACCAACCACAACAAACTTCACTTGTGTTTCCACCATGTAGCCTCCCCACCGATACCATCAGTTTTGAAAACGGTGTGAACCAGAGGCCCGGTGACCAGCCTGTCAGCGAATGACTGCGCGACAATACCGAACGCCAGCATGTCACCTACCGCAGCGCCAGCCTGTTCTTTCTTCCAGAAACGATAACTCTCGATCCTGTAGTAAAGACGGATGATGCCGTGAGCGAACGCCATTACATCAGCGCGGGTACCACCCAGCAGACCAGCGTTTAGCATCACATCGTTGCGGTGCGCTTCGATGAACTCCTGATAGATACGCTCCGGATGATTCTGCTTTGCCCAGGTGTCAGCGTATGTCTTCGGTTCTGAACCGACATAAACATTACCGGGCTGCATTTCTTCCCACGGTGCGCGAAGCATTTCGACATCGGTACCATCAGTACACCAGACGAAACGGTATTCATGATGATCGCGAAGGTGCTGCCAGATGTGCAGCCAGCGCCGGAAGTAGACATTCATCTTCACGTCAGCGACGCGATACAGCTCAACGTCTGCCGGTGCCGTCTGCAGCTCATCCACCAGCGCAATACGTCCACAATTCCGAAGCGAGGACGCCCATTTAGCCAGCATGTCAGGAGAGGCGGTCATTTTCGTACCGCGCTGCGGGTCGGGCTGGCTAGTCAGTAACGTAGTGATAACCACGTCGCGCTGTCGCCGGTACTCCACATAACCGGTAAACCCGGCATCACGCCGTTCGTTGTGGATTTTAACGTTACGTTCCACCAGCGCCTGACGGTCTGGCTTCGGTACCGAACGCTCCACTGCTTCATGCTCATCGAGTGAATGAATCAGCTTTTCTGAACCGGCCACATCAGCGTAAGCCCACGTAGTCATTCCGGCGTTATTGATGCGCAGGGCAAGGTCGCTGTGTTCGTACATGCCGCGACCGTATACCGGATCAAATCCACCCACCTTCTCGATGGCGCTACGGTGGTAATACAGCATCACGCCGCGCTGCCCGGTGTACGCCACATGCTGATCGTCACGGTAAAGCACCGAAAGGTCATTCAGCTTATTGCGGCCAGCCAGATCAAGAAACTGGTAAGCCAGATGAGGCTCAGGTGATTCGATGTAAGGCAGATGCCAGTTGTCGGCGATGGCATACGCATCGTCATCCCACAAAAATAAATGTTCGCACCCGGCATCCATCAGGGCTGACAGGCTGGCGTTCTTCGAAGCAACAATGCCGAGCGATGTTTCATGTCGCAGCAGCTTCACACCCTCTGGCACTACCGCTGCAGGTTTTGAACCATCATCGACTACCACCACCAGCGCACCAGCGGGCAGATGTTTCAGGTGCTGCTCAATGGCGCGCTTTAAAACGTCTGGTCGGTTGTGGGTAGTTATGGCAATGCCAATCCGTGACGCTGAAGCGCAGGCAGGCACAAACGGGACACCATCAATAGTGACCTGCATAAAACCTCCCGTCAGATTCCACGTCGTAAGCAATCCCAGATGGTGCCACCGGGCTGAAGATTCTTTTTCAGTTCCGCTGACACAGCATCAGAAATCGCTTTTTCCATCTCAGGGGATAGCTTCACGCTGGTTTTAATTTCGGGGCTGATGCCAACATTAATGGCATAACCTTTACGTGGGTCGGTCTCAATACGGCCAAAATGCATTTTTACAGAGCCATCAATGTAACCACCAGCAGGCACACCGAAGCGCGTATTCACCAGGTGCTTAATGGCGAACTCCTGCCCTTCAGCGGTCAGGAAGGTGAAATAATTTTCCTTTTTATACTCCGCTGCAGTGTGGCGTGTTTCAGCGAACCCCAGTTTTCGAAGCTCAGCAGCACCAGATTTAGCTGGCAGGTCACCAGACTGAAGCGCGCCACGGAAAAACAGCGCATACAGAACATCCGTCGCCGCGCCGGATAACGTGATAATTTTCTGACCCATGATTTATTTCCTTTTAGGCGTGAGCCTGTCGCACGGCAAAGCCGCCGAAAGTTAACGGTTTGCCCAGGCTCACAGCTGAAAGACTTTCTTTGATGTGCGCGTGCGATGCGCATTAAAAATGCCCCGCGAGTGCGAGGCTATGAGAGTTTGCTACGGTTAAAGTCCAGAGGAGAGACTGTGTCAGAGCCTCATGGACGAGGCTCTATTTTGGATGGTTAGCAGTCGTCATCTGGACGTGCTACAGCTCGACAAGCGGCCATGCATGCGCGCTTCATGTCAAACTCAGCCTGTCTTATCCACTCCTGGGCTTCCCAACTATCAACTCCCAGAGGGATATCGCCCATTTGTTCGCGAAGCAATTTGATGAATTGGCGGCTGATGTCCTTGAACTGGTTCATCTTGCCGATTTCACCGTAAGAGAGTTCGCGGTAGCCCTTAACGGTGCTTCCGTCCTGTGGTTTGGCTTCGCTCATCGGATTCTCTATCTTTGGCGGGTATGGAAACTTACCCGCGATTGAATGTGAAAACAGCAGCATACTTCACTCCTGTTTTTGGCAGTTCGCCTGCCACGCTTTGTTATGCGCCAGGATGTCGCGCTTCGTCTGGCGGTCAAGAACATCAATGTCATGATCAGTAAGGTAGATTGGCTTTACCCAGTCACAGGCGGTATCAACCACCATCGGGACGCTTCCACGTGTCACGCAGCTCGCGATCAACATCGTCATCAGGCATGCGGTTAACAGTCTGCTGTACATTGCTGGCCTCTTTCGTTGTTTCTACCCGGCGTTCGGCTGCCGCCACCGTTGCCGCTGCGTTATCTTCAGTGCGCTGCTGGTCTGCTTTCGCTTCCGCTTTACTGGTGCCGCGTGAATGACCTAGGCCAAATGCGGCGGCAATAGCAGCAAACACCGCGACAACGAGTCCGGTAATCATCTCAAGCGTCATATAACCACCCGCTCCTTTACCCAGCCATAAACAAACGTCTCGTTCGCGATGCGCTGTTCTGCCAGTTCAAGATAACGCTGACCCTGGCTGCAATTCAGGGCCCGGAGCATAACCAGCTCACCCTCTTTTCCTCGCCGGGCAAGATAGCTTTTTAATGCGCTGATAGTACGCGGACCGATAAAACCATCTGCAATCAGATCGGGATAGAGCGTGCCCTGAATGTTGAACACGTTCAGCCAACGCTGAAACCATTTGGTCTGAACCGATGGGCCCATGTTTACGCCGGTATCGCACAGTTCAGCGGCGATGGCTGGCGATACCTCTGAAACAAGGTCGAAACGTGGTCCTGTCCAGTAGTCAGCCGTCAGGATATCCAGCGCCTGCTGTCGGGAAAGGTTACGCATATCACCGTTATAACCGTGGGCGCGAGCTACCGCTTGCGTGATCCCCCAGTTTGTTGGCCCGCCTTTGTCGTCGGGGTGATTAACGTACCCGCCCTCTTTGCCGAGGATGGCATTAAATATTTCGTCTTTGGTCACGTTGTGCTTTCCCCTGCAATTCTTGCGATGTTGCCCCTTGCTCGCCATACGGCAATGCAGACAACGAGATTGACAACCAGCTCTCCGTAGTCGACCTGCACGTAATCACCGTGCCAGATTCGGAAAGCGGTAAACGCTGGAGCGAGGATCAGCCCATACGCCAGAAACTCCATCAGACGGCGGCGCCGTAAGCTCCGCTTCCTGAAGAACATCAGGCGTATGCTGATGAGGATGCATGCAACAGCGTTAATGTTCAGGATCAGTGTTTGCCACGTCATTCTTCCCCCTTCAATCCGGGTAAGTCTCCTGTCTTCGAGCGCTTGAGAACGCGAAGCAGGACGGTGACAGAAACCGTTGAGGCCGCCAGCGCGCCAATGGCTGGAGAAACTTTCACGGCAACTGGCGGAGAGAGATGACTTAATGCCGCATTGATAAGTGCTGCGATGATTTCAGATGCTGTACCGGCGCAGTAAACCCCACCAATGAATGAGATAAGCGCAAACAGTATCTGCTTCCAGAGTTTGTGGTCTTCACTGCTCAGGACGTAAAGGGCGGCACCGGCAAGTGAGCAAAGCATTACGGCGGGAGTAGCTTCTGGAAACATCGTGGCAAAGGTGATTCCGGTTGTACCGGCAGCAACACCAGCAGTTGCCGTTGCAGATATCGGTTCTGCGGACATTTAGCCCCCTCTTATTGCCGTGAGTCCTCTCAGAACGAGGGGAAACAAAAAAGGGCTACCATTTGGTAGCCCTAAGAAGTGAAGTTCTCGTATATAAACGAGTGTTATACATCATTTACATACTATTAATATTTTCCTGGAAAATCCTAGCCATTAAGGAATAAATCTAACGAGGCATATGTTCCTTTATCCCTTTCCACTCGAAAGCTTCATATACATCCTGAACAACCTTCTGAATCATAGATAACGTTTCTGGTGATACAGGTATTGAACCAAATTTCCCATCACCCATAGTAAATCCATAATTGTTTCCTTCAATCATGCCAATTACCATTGCTTGCCCAGTAGATTTTACAGTTTTAGTTTCAAAGGGCTTGATTTTTATAGGCTTATGATTATCACCAATAAATCTTACTCTGTCCTCTAGATGATGCGCTGAGTTCCTAACTTGTCTCAACCCAGGGAAAAGGCCAATTGCATCATCGTAAATTTTAGTCACACTTTCAGGAACTCCTGGTTCTCTTGCTAGTTTTTTTAGGGTTTCGAAAATATTATCTAATGCAAATAGAAATGCATTAGCATAAATACGCATTTCACAGGACTTAAAGACTTCAGGGGGTTCCCCATTGGCCCAACGTTCAATATTGAACCTTCTTTCAATAAGAAAGTGAAGCTCATGTCCATCTTTTATCTCATTGAGTCCAGTTTCCTCACAAATTTTCTTTCTAATTTCTGATCGTTTATCAGAATTTTTATAAAAAGTTGCAAGCCTTTCTTCATGTGATGGAATCTGAACTTCATTAAATTCAGTAAATTTATTTAGTGCAATGTTGGCTTCAAAAAACGATGAGGATAATTGGTCAATAAGAGCGGTAATTTTGAAACGCCAGTCTTTATCATCTGTGACTAACCATGAGCCTGGTCTGACTATTTCAAAAATGAACATTAACTCTCCTAATTATATTAGATAGAGGGAATCGAATTTTTCTGTAGTAGCGAAAACTTGATATCTTTATGCTCGCCTCTAACCAAGGCACAACAAACCCATTGTTAGTGTCAAATTACATCAAAAACGGCAACATTACAAGTATTGTGACGCTAAATTACGCGATATCCGTCAAATTACCGTTTCTTGTAACTTTTTGCAGTTGCGAGTTTGAATAGCTCTCTTCCTGAAAGCAGCGAGAAACAAGCATTTCATAGAATGGCTTCCAGCTGTAGCGCCAAGTGCGATCAGGTAGGCTTGGCAGTTCAGAGAATATTCCCCGGTATGCAACAGAAGATTTTGGTCTGCTGTAACCTCGCCCTTCGCAGCGCTGGCATTCCTTATAAACAGGTACGCCTTGCAGCTCAGTTGCTTTACGGTCCAGTGTCTTTCCTGTTCCTCCGCACTGGCAGCGCTTACTTATTTTCCCGATACCGTTGCATTTTGCGCAGAGTGATTGCTCAACGTTCTTCACCTCCCGCTTCTTTTCGAATGATGATGGCGACTGTCCAAGGTCTTTTGCCCACTGAGGAATTCTCATTGTGTAATGGCTTTTGGTGACCGTACCGACTTTTTCAATAAGACCTTTACCGTTGCATTTTGGGCAATCGGATAAATCAGCTGCTGACGATGCATAGTCGTTATAGGCGAACTTGGCCATGATGAGCATACAGAGGGGGAATTTCTTTCCGGCGAGGCGGCGTACTGCAAAAGGCGCGGATTGCTTGGCATATTCAGCAAGCCAGTTTATTGATGCTTCTCTGTCGTGTTTACTTACACCTGCCTTACCCAGATACATGGCAAGACCAATTCCCGCGTCTGCCTGGGTCATCCCCAGCGCCGCCATAACATCAGTTACCGTCAGTTGTTCGCTGGCCGTAGCGCGAACGCTGTCGGAAATATGCATTCCTTTTGGGGCAAAGAATTTAACAACGTTATCGAGGTCCATGAGCGTCTCCACTTACGCCAGTGCGCCGATTGCCAGCGCACGATCTAAAAACCGAAACAACAGCGTTAACTGGTCGCCGTGCTTCGCTTCAAATGCCACAGGATCAGCGTGCAACTCGTCGTGATGCGCTCTGCACAGCGGTATCACAAACAGGTCGTGCGCTTTGGTACCCATTCCCCCCTGCCCGTGGCCTATCAGGTGGTGGGGGTCGTCTGCCGGGTTATTGCAGCAACTGCACTGCTGCGACTTCACCCAGCGGGTGTATTTCTCGTTCTCCCAGCGGCGGCGCTTTGGCTTCAGCATGAAAGATTCAGGTGATTCAGAATCGACCTTCACCGAGACTATCTTCTTAACTTTCTCCTGGAGGATTTCAGTCGCCGGTAATGACGGAACAATGTCGCTTTCACGCATCACTGAACTATGCGATTCAGGCTTAATCCTGAGTGCCTGGTTAGCCACTGATTCAGGAATAAGGTCAGCCAGATCGTTACGTACCATCCACCAGCAGAACTCCGGTAACGTCAGGATGTGGTCAGCGCTGAAACCCAGCATAATATTCACCCTTTCGAGCAGCCATTTTACCAGGTTCTGCATGACAATTCCTGCCAGTCTTTCAGTAGTTTGTTCACGCAACTGATTATCACAGCCCCAGCAAAGGCGAATGCTTCCAGGGGCGTGACGCATTACCGTAAAGTCCTTTGAGTGCCAGTCATTGTGAGGCCACTGACATTCGAATTTTCGTTCCAGCCACGCATCAAGACTGCTCAGCCCACCAGCGCGCTGAATTACTCTCTCGTTCAGAAGAAGCTCCTGCATACTGGCATCATCTGTCAGTGGCTGGTGTGCTTCAGGAATCAGCCCAGACGGAAGATGCTGGATAGCTTCAGATGGCGTTTCAATAACCACCCGGCCACGACGAAACAGCCACAGCAACTCGTTGCCAGGGCGGAACAGCACAACTCCGGACATTGGCGCAACTTCAGGTGTCAGTATGGCTCTCACCCTATTACTCCTACCGCTGGTTGATGTTTAGTGATCGCTATTTCAACCCTGCCACCAGGAACTTTAGGGCCCCACTCCACCAGCATTCTCTGCACCTGGCTGTCATCCTCCCAAATGCCAGCGTGTGTAAGCGCATCAAACAGAGCCTTGTTGTAGTTGTCGATGTCCCGACGGCGAGCATCTGGTGGAAAAAGAAGTATCTCCACCGCAGCTGGTGACGATGATGGTTTAGGAAGGCAACGCAACTGCTCAATAATCGCTGCGCATGCCGCACTCTGATATGCCCTGCCTTTCTCACTGATAAGATGGCGGCCTTTTAACGGCCCCTTGTTAGGGGCTCGCCAGTAGGTGTTTACGCTCGGCGGGAACGGGAGCACCAGTTTCATACAGTCACTCCCTGTTTTTTCAGCCATTCAACAGCGTTAACTCTTGCCTTGCCTCCACCGGATAACAGGTCTTTGATGATTGTTACAGGATCTGCATCCCATTCCGTTTTGACTACGGTAATGCCCCTGGCAGCGCCAGGAGCAATGGAGATGTAACCTTTTTTCTTTAGCGCCTTCACATGCTCAGCAGCAGCGTTCTGCGATGAACAACCAATCAGTTCAGCAAGCTCTATCAGCGTTGGTGGGAAGCCAACCTTTTCAATGTGAACCTTGATAGCTTCATACACTTCACTTTGACGCGGCGTTAATTCGATCATGACTCGACTCCATAACGCCCGTTCAGGCGTCCGATTACGCTGTTGAACATCACCAGACTTACGCCCATAGGTTTAACCTTCTCGTGGTACTCCTTCAGGATCGGAGGTACAACGACATTCCAGCTTGGCTTCGGCTTTTTCTTCAGGGCTTTCTTAATGGCTTCGGAGCATTGACGGGCAACGTCACGAACCGCGTTCTCCTGCTCGGTTGATAGCTTCTTCATGCTGCATGCTCCCGGTTATTTGCCACCGGAACAGCAACGCCGGGAATCAATTCAACTGCAGCTGATTCGGCCTGATTACCCCAGTGGTCCCAGCCAGGCGCGCCACAGCGACTGAACAGTTCGATGCGCGGAACGTCACCGTAAAGCTTCTCCAGACGGAAACGAGCCTCTGCTGGCTTCTGGCTGTGCTTGCCGAGAGGGCTATAAATCACCTGCTTGATGTTCTTCACCTTGCGTTTAAGGCCATTCCCCCTGGTGGCAATCAGCATGTCTTCGGTATTGGCTCGGGTGTAGTTGCCGCCGTTCATGCGAGTCTGGACGTTAAGCAGGTCGAGGAAGTCGTAAAAGTCCTCTACTCCACCAGCCTGAAGTGCTTTGTTGATGTGCTGTTCTGCCAGCGGGTTGAACTTCACCCAGGTGAAGCCCTTCATCGTGCGGACCTTAAAGCCCCATGCTTCAGCCAGTTCAATAGCCTCGCGGGTGTGCGTCCCGGTGAACCACATGGCCAGCACAGCATCATCAGCAGCAAGGTCCCAGACAGGCAGACGTTTCATGTCGATCAGCTTCATCGTGCCGTAGTGATTAGTAGCCGCGCCATTGCTCACGGTGTTTCCGTATTCCCAGGCTGGGTCAGCGTAAATCAGAGAGTATTTCATCAGACGTTCCTCGCTCGGCCAGCAAGACACCAGCCATCACCAGTGGTTTTAACCCTCGGTGCCATACTCAGGCAGCGCTTACGCTCTTTGATAATTTTGGCTCGCATGGTTTCGTTCTTTGAGCGATTGAATGCCTCCATCAGAACGGTAGCAGCACGCAGATAAAGCCCCTTGTCAGATAACTCTTTAGCCTTGTCCATCATCGCAATGACAGCTTGGTTTGGTGCTGTTTCCTGTTTTGGCTCAAGGATTACTTCAGTTTTTTCGATCGCCGTGCGTTGGATGATCGGCCCAATAGGTCCTGTCGGGGCTTTTGCGTAGTAACGGAAGTTAGGGCGCACACCTTTGCGCTCAGCGCGGTTAAGCATGACCAAGCGGCATACCGCACGCTGAACACTGTGCAATACGTACTCCGGCAGTGCTGCGGCGATCTGCTTGTTCGTCAGTCCGGGGTTATTGGCCACGAACAGCTGGATTGTTTTGAGAAAGCTCATGAGTTCGCTCCTCTGAAACCGTTGGGAATTTTGCTGTAGTCAGTGTTCTGGAAGCTGGAACGGAAAACGCCATCTTCTCGGGCCCACTCTCCGTTGACACGAGGAGGACGCCCAGCTTTGGCCCAGCTGTTCGCTGATTTCAGATAGCCTGGAAACTTTGTTGGCTGGAAAAGAGTCTGGGGGCGAAGGTAGGCAGACATCGTCAGGTCTTCGCTCCACTTGGCGTTGCAGTAGTCCACCACCAGCGATAACTCTTCAACGGTGTAACCTTCACCGATTCGGGCACGAATGTTTTGCAGGGAGGTTGTTGAAACCTGATAACGCGAACTTGTCACCTTGTTCAGATGGGTCAAAACCTGTTTAGCCTGATCGGTGATCAACACATCACCGTCTGGTTGCGGCGCAACCGGACAAATAGGTTTTTTAGTCTGCTTGTTTAACTCTGCATTAAAGTCTGTATAGAGATAGGATTCCGCACTTTCGCGGCTACCAAGATTCCTATTATTCGCGGATTGAGAAACGCAGCTTCGCGGTTTTGATTCCGCATCTTCACGTTTTCCATTCCGTACTTTTGCGGAATCGTTATTTTCTGGAAATATTAATGAGATTAGAGCATCGCCGTCGATGCGATAATGTTTGGTTGGCGTGCCATTGACCTTTCGAGAACAGGTCTCGATCACTCCAGGCAGATACTTGTTTACCAGCTTTTTAACCAGCCTCTCCGTCTGGTCTTCAGTTAATTCGCCAGCCTCAGATCCAAGCTCCTTGTGAGTTTTATAGAACCAGCCGTCTTCTCCCCCAAAAGCTGACCAGAAAACGAGGTTGTTAAGAACTGCTGCCAGCGCATGAGCCTGCTGGTCTTCTTTAAAGAACAGCAGGTACGGCCTAGGAATAACAATTACGTTCTTCTGGCCTGACATTGACTGGACGATGTCAAAGATTCTGCTCATGGTCGTCCTTTAACTCTGTAAATTTACGCTGGAATTGCTCAAGAGGGCTGAAGCACTCATGAACGTACCCTTCGCGAAGGTATATAACGCGTCGAGTCTGTGGCTCCCACCTGACGACGTGGACGGGGATACCTCTGTGGTCTCTGAATCGCCGGTCAACTTCAGCCATTCCTCACGCCCCTTCTCGTTCATCTGAGCAAAAGCCTCTACCATCGCGTTCTCAGGCTGGTAGTTGTTCTCACCAGGATGGTCGTTTAATCTCTCCACATAGCCGAACGGGGAGTCTTTTCCCACCAGTGGAAGGCATCTGAATTGCTTCGCTGGTCTCAATCGGTTTAAACTGTTCATGCGTTAGTTTCTCCACTGAATACGACACGCCACGACGCCCGGAGCTGCACACTCGCGGGCGTCACTTCTTTTGGCTTTTCTTACGGCTAAACAGCGCGACAATCGCGCGGATTTCTTCTTCACGCGCAGCCAGGTGACGGCGGTGATGTTCGTGAATCTCTTCAGCTTCATGCGGTTCAATCACTCCATCTTCCAGGGCTTTCTGGATAATCTGATCGACCTGTCCGCGTGCTGCTGCAGTTCTCATGGCGCGGGTAAACAGATCGACACGGTCAAGGTCTTCCAGTTGCGGAACGTCCACCAGCAGAGCGCCGCGACGTTGCGCGAAGTAATCAGCCAGGAGAGACGTGTTTGAAATGTCCTCCATCGCTTCCAACTCGTTCACTTCGAAGAAGCGGCAGCCGTTCTTCTCGTACAGGTTGTTGTTGAACTGCGTTACGGACATGCCGAGAGCACCGGCCATAGCCTCACGGCCACCGGGGTACGCTTTGCACATCGCTTTCACTACTTCTTTCAGGCTTGGCTCTACCATGTTGTTTTTCCTTTGGTAGTTATGTTTATGCAGCCGTTTCACTAGACTGCAGAGGTGGGAAAACATCATCAATACTGACTTCTGCGCCGAAATCATTGAGCGCAGAAACGATTGCACGACACTGATCGATGTTCATTTTCCTTTTGCTGTTTTCGTAGTGACAAACAGCCCCTTTTGTTACGCCAAGTGCACTTGCTAAGTGCCCTTGTGTGATACCCAGCTTTGTTCTTATTGCTCGAAGATTATTCATTACGTTCTCCTGTTAACAATATGAATATACATTTTGTATCTTAAATTCACAAGTGAGATATACGTTTTGTGACTCGATTAAAAGTATACGGGTTGTATTATTTTGGTATGACGATGAAATGGTACGACCTAGCTAAATCCCTGATGAAATCACAGGGAATTACTCAAGAGCAGATGGCAGAACATCTTGGCATAACCAAAGGTGCGGTAAGCCATTGGTTGAATGCTCGGCGTGAGCCAAGCCTGGAGGAGATCGCACGAATACTAGAGTTTTTAGGGAAAAAAAATTTTTCTGTAGGTGCGGGTGGTTTAATAGTTGATGAGACCCTCAAAGGGGATGTTGAGTACGTTGGCAGGTACAAGCCAGGTAAAAAGTATCCGGTATTAAGTAGCGTTAAAGCTGGGGCTTGGGGGGAAGCTGTAGAAGCTTATACCCTGAAAGATATCGATCTATGGCTTGAGTCTGATGCCCATATCCAGGGAGAGGCATTCTGGCTAGAAGTTGAAGGTGATTCTATGACAGCACCAGTTGGCCTGAGTATTCCTGAGGGTACCTTTGTCTTGTTCGATACAGGAAGAGATCCTATAAACGGTAGCTTGGTGATTGCAAAACTATCAGATACAAATGAAGCCACTTTCAAAAAATTGATCATCGATGGGGGCCAAAAATATTTAAAAGGACTAAATCCGCAATGGCCCCTTGTTCCAATCAATGGTAACTGTCGAATCATTGGTGTTGCCGTTGAAACTAAGCTACGACTTCTCTAAAAATCATACGATGCCCAGCGACCCGCTGGGTTCTATGAATCATACTGCGCTCCACGTCTAAATAGTTTAACACTCAACTATCTACAACAATTCTTTCGTTAATAAACAAATACATAATGTTAACCATGATTTTTTGTATACAAATCGTATTGACCTCAATGAATACGTTTTGTATATTCAAATCATCAACAGTGAACATTGTGGTGGCAGGCATGAAGATAGAGTTGAAAGTTGACGGAAAAACTACTGCCGAGTGCAGTGATGAATCACAGTTCCTTGCATTTAATGCTGCCGTTTTTAGCGCTCTTTCGGACATGCAACTTACCCTTCATGCCGAACGAAGGGCTCGATCAAAATCAAAAATGACGGCCTTCAACGAGAAGTTTTTTAAAACGGATCCCACGGGTCGCAATTTAGCGAATCCAGAAGCTTAATGGTCTGGTAGGTGATGGCTTCCTGTTTAACAGTGTTTTCTGGGCTTGAAAGTTGATCGCGCAATAATTGTATTTGGTTATGAAGGTCATCTGATAGTGGGCCCTCGTTAGCACATATTGCAGCTGAAATGGTCTTAATAGCAGCTTCAATAGCAGTGAGTCTTAACTCAATAATATCGTTATTCATAGGTTTATCTTCTTGGCTGTGTGAGAACTCCAAGAATACCACCGAGCCTGATGTGGTGAAAAGACAGGCAGCAGTTGCAGTACGGTATATGGCACATGTGCCGCAGCGGTCCGGGGATTCCTCAGGCAGTATCCCGATCCAGTGGGTAGCCGGAATGTGCAAGCCAGTTGTGTACGACAGCCAGAGACGTTTCACCATCGTGGCGATCAGGTGTGACACCTCGGAAGAGACGAGGATATCAGCCATTCACGCTAAGCATCGCGCCGGGTGCTTAGCAGGACTGGATGACTTACCACTTCAAGACGGTCCTAATAAATGTCTAGTAAGTGGCGGTGACTGCACCGATAACAGCGGCGGCAACTATGCAAACATGACAGGCCGTAAAAACTTGTTAGGCCGATGAGTTCAAATGGCAAAAAAGAACTGACAGCCTGGAAAGACCGGCACACAACGATGAGAGCATTGCGCCGGATATATGGCCAGCACCTGTGTAACTTCCCCTGGCGGCAAGGTAGTTAGGTCGCAAAGGCAACGTTACGGGCAACGCGGCGTAAGGTGGTCAAATGCAGTGCTCTCTTCGTTGTGGTGAAAGCAGGCACCGATGTGTCGGGACACAAGTGGAGTAACAACGAAACGATGTCGGCGAGTTCCCGGCCACCACAACCACACCACGTTAGGACCGTGGTAAACCGTAGTTGCTGTACCAGATGCTGTGTGTAGTCTTGGCGGTCGGCAGTTGTGAATGTCCTTAATGTCGACCGCCCCTTTTCACAACTGAAAGCGCGTTCAGCCGGTTCCTTGAGAGGCCTCAGTCGTTAAATCAACCTCAGGGGAACGCGCTCCCAATTGTGGAGAGGCTAACTGGCGGTGGCAGCCGCCCGTTTCACTAAGTGCCATGGTTGGGTGCTTATTAAAACGAAACCCCTTATTTTTTGTCGCCACCCGGCGAGGGATTCGTGCAACCAAAATTCAGCGCTGTGCAGAGCGCTTATAACACGGAGAAACTATCCATGACGAACACACAGAACGTCACCGAGTTACAACCACGCATGACCAGAGAGCAGCTTATTGACGCCGCTCGCAAGGCCGTCCCTCTCCTTCCAGCCGCTTACGGCTGGATGGTTAACGAACTGGCTACACGCCTTGATGTTACCAGCGTCGCGCTCTGTGAAGCGATGGCGCAGCGGAAGGAACTGGCCGAGCAGAATGCCACCCTTCGCCAGGATGTAGCGAGTTTGGCCAAAGAGTGCGACCGCATTGTGGAACGCCACACTAAGACCCGAACCAATATGCATCTTCTGGAAGCTCAGCGTGAACTGCGCGAACTGCCTCCTGTGGTGATTTCCATGAAGAACGAGGCTGCTCTCTAATGGCTAACTCATTCAAGCAAATGACCAAGGCCGGTGTAATTAAGCGCACCGATACCGGGATGTTTATCGCTCTTTCTGATATCCACGTTCGTGAAGGTTTCAACAAGCGTGAAGATGATGAACGCACCCGCCAGGCTGATGATGACCTGTTCAACTACCTGATGAACGGTGGTTCTGTTCCACCGCTGGAAGTTATCGCTCGTGATGAGGGTGGAGTGTGGGTTGTTGAAGGTCACCGTCGCCGTCGTTGCTACGCGCGCTGCGCTGAAGCTGGCAAGCCAGTAGACCGAATCCACATCATGCCGTTCAACGGTAGCGATGTTCAGCGCCTGGCTCGCATCATGACCAGTAACAACCAGCTGCCGCTATCCGATATGGAACAGGCTGCAGTTATTCAGGAGCTGCATAACGCCTTCAACCAGACCACCAACGAGATAGCAAAACTGGTTAATAAGTCCGTGGCCACCGTCGAGAAGTTATTACTCCTCAGCACAGCAAACCATGACGTGCAGCGGGAAGTTAAATCCGGTGCAGTATCTGTTGATGTTGCTGTGGACCGTGTCCGCGAGTATGGCGAACAGGCGGGTGAAGTTCTCCAGCATGACAAAGCAGTCGCTGCTGCCCAAGGGAAATCGAAAGTTACCCGCAGTTCTATCGCCCCCGAACTGAGCATCAAGAACGCGCGCCGTTTCGTTGAGCTTATGGCTCAGGCTGCAATCAGTGATGAAGGTGTTTTCACTCTTGAAGGTGCGGCGCTGGCGGAAGCACTGGCAATTATCGACGAGCACAAAGCCATTGCTGAAGCGCGTGAAACGTATCGCTTGTCACAGCCAGTCCCGACCACAGAAATTCGCGGACGAACTCTGTATGTGATGCTCGATGGTAAAGACATTGGTCGGGCCTCACTGTATCGCGGAAAAACCGTTTGGCTGGACATGGGTGACAAAACTATTGCCGCTAGCCAGTCAAAGGCTGTGGCCCACTTCGTAAAGCAACACAAACTGCAACAGGAAAATAATCATGACAGTCAATAAACCAATGACCGGCGAACAACTGGATGAACTGATGACTGTTGCAGTCAACATGCAGCGCGATAGTGAAAAAGCAGGTGACCGCCCTTCCGCTATGTTCGCTTATGCAGTTCAGGTCGCCGTTCTGGAACTGCGTAAGGTTCGCAATGATGCTGCGGCTCTGGCTGCGGAGAATGCAGGGATGAAGAACGGTAATGGGACCTCGATTGAGTTCCGCGATTTCTATGCCTGGTGGAATATCTTCAACGAAGACGGACTGCGCTCCGAGGATGAGCGGATGTTGGCGGCGGGGGCATGGATGGCTCGTTCAGGATTAGGAAATACCGACACATATCAATACGTCCCGGCAGTAACCACAGCCACCGACGCTTTCCTGGCTGAAGTGCGGGCTAGCGGTGTGGAGATGTTTGCAGCATGGAATGACAAGCACATTAAGAAGGGTGTTGAGCACAAAGAATCATTAACTGCAGTTGGCCATGCAGCTCGTGGGTTCGCCGGCCTGCTTCGCAAAGGAGTGCAGTCATGAGCGAAAGCATTGGCTATCCAGTAATTGATGGATGGAAGCGAGAAGAGTATGAAAGCTTGGACCGCGCTTACCATACATATACATCAAATCCTGGCTTTAAAGCGGTGGAAGAAAAAGCTAACAGCATGGGGTTCAGGATTGCGGATGGATTCGACCGAAGAAACCTGGCTCCAAGTGACCTCTACAGTTTTGCTGGGGGAGTCTGGGTTAGGGTTAGCGAAGAGAAAAATGGAGTACCACCGGAGGCCACCCAATGAGCAACATCGACAAACGCGCATTACGTGAAGCTGCGAAGAAGGCGACGCCTGGACCGTGGTACGTACATGACAAGCCTTGTGAGGATGGTAACTACGGGATTGATACCAGTGATAAAGAATTTCTGGCTGAAGCTGTCGTGTGGTGGGGCTTCGCAAGACAGAGCATCTGGCGTGAGGAGGATGCGAAATTTATCGCCGCTTCCAATCCTGTCACCATGCTGGCGCTACTGGATGAGCTGGAAGCCGCAGAGAAGCGGATTGCTGAGCTGGAGAGCGACAACGCATACATCAGAAACCGTTACAAAGAGCTGGACCTGTTAATCGGGAAAAACATTCTGGTAATGCAGGCCGCAATCATCGAATGGCAGGGAACTGGTGATGCAAGAAAGGGACTGGCATGGATTTATAACACGCTGTTTGGGCCTGGCGAACTGCCGGACGAGGCAGAGAAAGATGCCCAGGCATACTTCGACCGCAAATATGGCCCGCTTGACGAAGAACTAATGAATCTTCATCGGTGGTTCTGGGAGCAGAGCGAAGCTGAGCGCGCCGCCGCAGCCGGTAAAGGAGAGTCATCATGAGCACAGGTGAGTGCATTGCTCTAATGGCTGGCTTTATAGCCTGTGTTTTATTGATTTCTGACCTGGGGCTGCTGAAATGAAAATTACCAAACTGGAAGTGCAAGCAGTTGCCGATTTGAAAGCTGGTTACATCCTCGGTCACGCTGATGTGGCAATCTTGAATGAGTTGGCGCGTATCGCGCTGGCATCGCTTGAAGCGGAGCCTGCGATTCACCGCTGGCGTCGTGTGACAGTTGAGCCATACGGCCCTTATCCTTGGCATTACGGTAATTTTATCGGCTTCTCAAAACCCGTTGAGGGAATTGAGGACGAGTATTTTTACTCCACCCCGCCAGCGGCGGTATCTGTGCCTGATAAGGCAACACTGCAAAGCATGCGCGCGATGTTTTGTCAGCTTGATGATAGTGAATGCGCTATGACTGCTGACGTGTGGAACGCTTGCCGCGCCGCCATGCTTCAGGGTGCCGAAAACGCCGAGTCGCCCACCACCATGCAGACCTCGCCAGCTCTGGATTCTTCGCCAAAAATTGCCGAGTCGCCCAGCGGCAACTCTCCGGTGATTCCGGATTGCTGGTGTCGAACCTGCCGCCCTGTGAAGCTGAACGATATGCGATTTGTTGTGTGTCCTGACTGCGGAAACAAACGCTGCCCGCACGCCAATGACCACCAGAATGCATGCACCGGAAGCAACGAGCCAGGGCATGAAGGTAGTGCGTACCCAGCGGCACCGAAGCAGGAGGTTGCTCAGGCGCTCGCCAAAGGGATGGAGCGCTATGGCGACGCCATGAATGAACTGGCGAAGAGGGAGGTGAAGCCGTGAGCAAATCCGAAGCGCTGAAATACGCAATGATAATTGGCTTTGGCGTGGCCGCTGGGGTTCATCTTTACGTAGCCTGGGCGTCGCTCATGGAGATAGCCTGGGGTGCGATTAAGGGGGTGCTCAATCATGGCTAACCTCCAGTTGGCAGTTAACGGTGAATACTTCGACCAGATGAAGTCCGGCGAGAAAACAGAAGAGTATCGCCTGGTTAATCCGTACTGGTGCCGCAGGCTCTCACATGGGCATAACCAGCAATTACCGCGTCGCTTTGACCGCCTGATTATCACCCGCGGCTATCCAAAGCGTGATGACCTGAGCAAGCGCATCGATGTTCCGTATGCAGGATACGAGGTTAAGGTGATAACGCACCCACACTTCGGACCTGACCCGGTGAAGGTCTTCGCTATCAGGGTGAATATCCATGCCTAACCCATTCGACGCAGTAATGTTCGTGCTGCTGGTCATCAGCGCACTTCAGGGTATGGGGTGGCTTCCATGGTGAGCAAACTCAAACAGCGGCGCGTGCGCCGCCTTAAAGCGGACCTGGCCTGGTGGATGGCCGAAGCTCAGGACTGGAAGGATATAGCGCTGGAGCACGCAGCCGAGATAGACAGGCTCCGCGCGCTGGTTATCCGCGTGCCGATGCCGGTTCTCATGCCAAAGGAAATGGTCCACCAGCTCTATTACACCGAAACAAAAAGATGTCGTACCTGCAATGATGGGCTTCGTGGTGGTTGCTCATCTTGCATTTTCTATAAGAGATAGCCGGGTGCAGCCGGTTGAGTGGAGATCAACGTATGGGGCAGTTAGTAACACTTCATGAGTGGGCGTCGGGTCCTAATGGGTTCAAATATCCATTAAGCAACTCAGCATTAAACAAAATAGCCAAGACCAAGCAAACTTTCCCACCAGCTTTAAAGCAAGGTCGACGCTGGGTTATAGATGAGGACGCTCGTTTTATTGGCATGGTAAGCAATGTTGATATTTCATCATCGTTATCAGACAAGGCTCGCCAGTTAGTGGAGAAAGCAATAAATGGCAGCTCGCCCCAGAAAGCATAACGTTAAAATACCCAACCTTTATTGCAAGTTGGATAAACGTACATCAAGAATTTACTGGCAATATCGCCATCCTGTCACTGGAACTTTTATAGGTTTCGGAACTGATGAAGAGGCCGCAAAGGCCGCTGCTACTGAGTTGAATCGGATAACCTCTGAGCAGGAAACACGGCAATCTTTCGCACTGATTGATATGGCTATGAAGAGTTCTGAAAAGAAAGAACAAGGAATTCGTGTTGCTGACTGGATAAAAAGATATGTAGATATTCAGATGGAAAGGATGCGTGATGGAGAGATAAAAAAACCGACTGTTAAATCAAGAAGAATATGTGCTCAAGTTCTTGCTGACAGGGCTCCTAATATACGCCTGAAGGATGTAGACACAAAACTAATTGCAACAATTATTGATGAATATAAATCTGAAGGTAAACACAGAATGGGTCAGCTTGTGCGAAGCGTTCTGAACGACGTATTTAAAGAGGCACAGCACGCTGGTGAGGTTGACCCAGGTTATAACCCTGCTTTAGCAGTGAAGAACCCGATTGCTAAGGTGAAGAGAAGCAGACTGAGCATTGAACAATGGAAGTTAATTTATGAAAGCGCTGGATCAATGCCTCCATGTGCTCAGAACTCCATGCTTTTGGCTCTGGTAACGGGCCAGCGTATAGGAGACATAGTGTCGATGAAGTTCAGCGACATCTGGGATAATCACCTTCATATAACTCAGAACAAAACAGGCGTGAAGTTAGCTATTCCGTTGAATTTAAGATGTGACGCCATTGGCATGACATTATCTGATGTCATAAGCAAGTGTCGGGACAGAGTTGTAAGTCCATATCTAATCCACCACGTTAAACATCACGCCTATGGTAAGGCTGGCTCACACGTTCCTGAAAAAACAATATCTAAGTATTTTAAGGAAGCGAGAGACAAAGCGAATATCGTGTGGCCAAAGGATTGCACCGCCTTGCCACCTTTCCATGAGCAGAGATCCCTTTCATCAAGAACCTATGAAGCCCAGGGTATAGATGTAAAAACATTGCTTGGCCATAAGACAGAAGCTATGAGCGCTATGTATGGAGATGATCGCGGTTTGGAATGGAAAAAATTAGTGATTTAACGGAATGAATGTACCTTAGAGATCCCCAAATTTCCGATGAATGTGGTATACGTTTTGGGGAGGTTTTTTGGGGGTGATTTGGGGAGGAAAATTTCTTATAAGAATACAAAGGGTTGTAATGCTGCGAATTGCTCCACAAGCAATCTGCGACCAGCAACGCATAACCCAACAGCCAGCGAATCCGCTGGCTGTTTTCTTTCGACCCCGTTTATCCCATGCTAATGTAGCAAGCTGCATACTGGATTATCACCGGGAAAATTGTGATGACTGACGACGTTATGGGGACAAGTACCCACCATCAGCTGATTACCTTACTCACCGAGCAGGGCGCGCGTTTTCGCGTCATGGAGCACGAGGCGGTGGGGAAATGCGAAGCGGTGAGTGAAATTCGCGGGACCGATCTGCGCCAGGGGGCAAAAGCCCTGGTCTGCAAGGTGAAGGGCAACGGCGTTAAAAAACACGTACTGGCGATTCTGGCCGCCGACCTGCAGGCCGATCTGAGCCAGCTTGCCAGCCATTTTGGCGGGCTTAAAGCCTCCCTCGCCAGCCCGGCCGAGGTCGATACCCTGACCGCCTGCGTTTTTGGCGCGATCCCGCCCTTTAGCTTCCATCCTGATTTGGCGCTGGTGGCCGACCCGCTGCTGTTTGAGCGTTTCGACGAAATTGCTTTTAACGCCGGTTTACTGGAGAAATCCGTGATCATGGACACCCAGGATTACCTGCGCATTGCCCGTCCTGAGCTTGTAAACTTCCATAAAGCGTCGTCGTGA